TTTCAATAGCATCCTTTTTGAATTGTTCCCAACGATCATGTATTTTTTGACCCAAATCTTTGAGCCAGGCTTCGATTTTGCCAGGTAATGTAGCAAACCAATTGATGACTCCGGTAATAAAATTTGGTACATCTTCTGTGACAAACCTTACAAACCGACCCACCAACCAGCCAATTGCATAGGGAATATCTTCAATAAAAAACTTTGCCAGCATAGTTTTGAAGGCCTCCCATGCTCCCTGTACCATAGCTGGAATATTGACGATGAAGGCTACAAAAGCATTGAACTTTTCCACTAATCCGGTAATGAAACCCTTGATTGCTTCAATAACAGCGGCCGTTTTGCCTTGTATGTCGAACCAATTTTTCTTCCAGGCAATAGCAACAAAGCCGATTACAGCAGCCAATGCTAGTAATATCAGGGTTATTGGCCCTCCCAACACGCCAACTATGGCTGTTATCACTGTTATAGCGGCTGAAATTACCCCTCCAAACGTCTGTATTGCCCCTGCTATGCCCATAATAATAGGTCCGAAAGTCAGCATCGCCGCACCAATTGCACCAAAAACAACACCCAAAGTCATCAATCCGGCAACTAATTTGGGATTTTCCCCGGCCCAAACAGAGAACTTTTCTAGTAACGGAACGACCGTATCGAGTATTTTATTTAGAGCTGGCAATAATGCGTTGCCCAATGATACTTTTAGCCTGAAAATACCGTCTTCAAAGTTACTTAGTTTTCCGGATGTGGTGGTTGACTGCTTATCCATTAGATTGAAGAACTTGCCACCTTCCTTTTGCATGGATTCAAGAGCCTTATTTACATCAGAAGCTTTTACAAGGCCATCGGATATTCTCTGAACCATTGTGGCTGCACTAACACCAGCTTGATCGGCTAAGGTCTGAAGTAATGGCACACCTGCCTCAGAGAATTGCCTAAGTTCTGCACCAGTAAGTTTTGTAGCTGCTTGAACCTGACCAAAAGCCAGAATGAGTTGAGGAAGCTTGTCTTTACCAACACCAGCGGCGATGTTTCCCAACATGGTAAAGGTTGGAATGATGTTTTTAGCCGACACATTGTAGGCAAGTAGCCTTTGTGAGCCTTCAATAACTTGCGGAAGATTGAATGGTGTCTTTTTAGCAAAATCCGACAACTGACCTAATAGTTCCTGAGCTTTTGTAGAACTTCCTAGCATTGTGCTGAAAGCCACGTTCCATTGTTCCATCTGTCCGGCGGCGCCTATGAATTGTTTACCCAGTAAAATAGTACTGGTACCCAACGCAACCATTCCAGCCGCAAAAACCTTTTGTTCAGTAGTTAGCTTACCCAAACTCTTAGCTACTCCCCCAACTTTGTCTGAGGCATTGTCAATTGCTTCTAGTATTACTCGAACCGGTATGTCTGCCATGACTTTATTCTAACGCCCCGGAATAGTTTTTGCTTGCATCTCCTGTATTCGTTGCTCTTTATTTTGTTTTTTAGCATATTGCCGTTCTATTTCGACATTATAAGCGATACTTTCCATTGTCTCTTCATACATTTGGGCTTCTGATAGGCCAAACATCTTCCTGTAATTATATTCGTTGACTCTTCTTACTGCTTCTTGTTGATCGTCTGTAAGTGGTCCATCCGGCAAACCGTTGAAAATTATCTCTTCCAGGGCCTCTATGCTTTTGGGGCCAACATGCCTCCCTGAAGTTCTCCGATTACCCTTTCCCAAACCTCCTGCGGCAATTCCGGGAGATCATCTTTTGTGACAGGGATTAGTTTTTCACCATCAAATCCGCGGCCCTCGACGAACTTATCTTGGAGAATACTAATCATCCGGTCGCTCATTGTTTTTATATCCTTGTCGTCTGATTCGTTGGTGATATTCTTTACTTCTTTTCGGAATTTGATGAGAGTCAAATTATCGTTATAAGAAAATGGGGAAAACGTCAAAAACGCCTCTTTCCAATCTTCACCTAAAAAATCCAAAAGAATCTTTTTTTTGACAACAAATTTGCTCATGATTTAGTACCTTTATTAGTCGTAATTACCGTCTAATGCATTACTGACGGTTGTGGCATATACAATGCCGTTGGTTATATCGTAATTGGCTTTGAAGTTGATCTTTTGATTTACAATATCGTCGTTACTGGCATCTGGTTCCCAACTGAAGAAATCGACCCTGGGAAGATCAATAGTAACTGAACCATAAGTGGATGCTCCGATTAGGTTTTCAGATGATAGACTGATCCTTAGAGCCTTTTTAGTACCATTCAACATGTAGTTTCTATATGTCTGGTCTTCTAATTTGAGTTCCATTTCACCCTCAATGCTTAGAGCCTGATTTAGAATGTCTTTAGGTTCAACTGTTCCAATCACACTGTCTCGCATCAAGTTTTTGTTGACTGTAAATTTGAAACTCTTCAGATTCAAAGCAGTAGCGGCCCCCAAAGATCCAACAGCATCAGCTAGATAAATCTTTGCCTTGCGCTTGGTAAATTTCTTGTCATCCTGATATGTGGGAATACTTTGAGTACTAGTAACACCTCTCTTGGCTACGAACTCAGCAGCATATTTGACTAAATCTTCTAATTCAACGCTCATCTCAAACTTTTCAAGCATCAGGAGTTTATACATGAGGGTTTGATTACCATCCTTGACTGTCAATGCTCCGGATAGATGTTGGTTGGTATTGGCCACCGAAAGAGTCCAGGGATAAACAGAGTCAGTTGCGGAACCAACTGAAGGTGTACCACCAAAAGCTAAAGCCAGGAGATATAAGGCGCTATTGGCTCCTAAATCTCCACCCAATTCACCTTGAGCATATTTCTCAACTACAAATTTCTCATGACTATCAGCTATGTGACCAAGAGATTCGATTACCCTGGCATCTACTGTTTTATCAAAAAGACTGAAATCAATCTTACCTAGTGAATATACTGGTGCTCGTCCGACACCCCTTGAAGTTTCAAAGTTTATAGCTGCCTCTACTTTTCGTCCGATGAACTTACTCATATTTTTATACTAGCACTATTTTTACACTTATGACAGTGCTGTCAAGTCAACTAATATCATACACCTGACTAGTAGCTCAGTTGCAAGTACCTTTTCAACTGCATCATTGATTGTGCGGCCATTCGTAGCCTTGACTCCAACCAAAGTATATTTACTAGCCAAGCCAGTTCCCAGTTCCCGGGAGCTGTTTGGGCTTTCCTGTTCATCAATTTTATCGGTAATCGAATCAGCTAGATTTCGTTGTAAGTCAATAGCACCTGTGAAAGTTTCCTGATCATACTCATTCATTATCCATACTTTGAAGGCATACACTCGAATGTGATCTTGACTACTTTCATAGTCACCCGGGGCTTCAGATTCGGCAATTAGGACATAAGGATAACCATTGGGATTTAGTTGTGGATACTTAGAAACTTCCTGTATTCCATCCACTTCTCCAATTATTGTTTTTAGGTTATTGATGAGTGTTGTGCGTGCTCCCATATTAGGCGGCTATTCTTGCGACGGCATCCATCGCTGAACTAATCTCTGTATGAAATATATCACTAATTCGACCAATGTTTTTGTCGACTGCTTCTTTCATGAAGGGTTGGGCTTTAGTACCCCGACGACTTATTGCCCGAGCTACTAAAAACGCCGGAATACCATGTCGTTTTGACCAACCCTCTAACTGAGCAATTGGTGGCCAGTGTGGTTTCGTACCTTCATGAACAGCGGCGGCATAGTTTACATTCGTTTGAACAATGCTGGTTATACCCATATTGGCCACACCTAGACTCGTGGCGATACTCGCTCTGAGTCGGCCAGTATCAACAGGAGCTTTGATTTTAGATTCACGCTCTATTTCAAATGCGGCGGTTTGTGATGCCCGGCGAAGATATGGTGCAACCGTCTTAGGAAAATTTTGCAGTGCGGTTTTCAGGCCCTCAATATTTCCGTCAAATTTTACATGGATCTGTATCGGCATACTAATTGGCGTTATATTGCATGATAACTTCTAAGTGGTCCGTTTCCAGCCCGTAGTTATCTGCTTTTTTCTCGATACTCATAACCCTAAACTGTTTACCTGTCGACTGGTCTGTAAGAACATCACCAGCTTGAATGTCAGTGTTGATCTCAAACCAACCTTTATAAGTTTTACCACTCACACCTTCAATACTGGCACTTTCATCTTGATCAATGTTTTGATAGGTACCATCGACGGTAGCCGTAGCAGACAGATTACGCTTTCCGGTCCCGGTAGTTTTTAGCCGCCTGATTATTATCGTCTTATTGAAGAAGTCTACCAACATGGTTTTATTCTACCCCAATTATGAATAGCGTGGCTTGCGGTATCTATCAAGAGTCGCTTTGAGTTCACTATCACCAGCCAAAACCTTTGAGTAAGTGATCGAGACATCGCCAACAGTACTTGAGGAAACACCTTTGTTTTTACGCCGATTGTATTCGTATGAGATTAGGTCAAATGCGGCTAGCTCGAGATCGTAGGGAAGATCGTAATCATTATCAGTACCATCTTCATACTCGGAATCCTCCGGCATATAGAATCCAGCTACATAATTGACCCGGTAGTTTTGCACTCCTGGAACAGTGTTGTGATTGAATTGGATTATCCCAGCATCGTATTTGATCCAATACTCACTACTATCAATTGTCTCCCAGTCGTTATCGCTTTGTCCGGTAGATCTTTGCTGCACGGTCAGGGTTTGTCCAGAAATAATCGGGTAATTCTTGAGAAGCAATTTGTCGGTTCCTCTACCGTCATACATTTCATTCGTTATGGTCTGCCGGTAAAATTTCCTACCAGTATATGACTGAATGAATTTAGTCACACTCAAAATAATGTAGGTTAGGATTGTATCCTTAGTGGTGCCAGTAATTTCGGCAAATGCCTTATATCTGGCTAGGGTTGTAATTGCATTATCGAGTGCTGCCATAGTTTTATTCTACTTGTCTCGGGCCGCAATGGCTAGATTATCTGCCTCAATTGCCTTTTTCTTGTTCGATTCTCGCTCTTTTTCCTTCATAATTCTACCCATTTCAGTAGCTTTTGAATCAGTTTGGATTTGGTCAAGCTCTTTTTGTCTCTCAGCCTCTAACCTGGCTAACTGCCTTTTGGCGTCCGCTTCCTGTGTTTTGTGTGCTTCCTCACCCTTTTTTATTGCATAATCGTTGAATTTGATCATCTTATTTCCGTAACCAATGAGAATTGCTTTTTTAGCCTCGACCAATTTGTCGGCCTCTTTGTCATCCACAACCCTTTTTACATCACCCTGAAGTATAACTGCCATAGCCTGAGTATATACCATTTTCGGGTCGTCACGAAATTGGTTATGTCCAGGAAAGTAAGGTTTCCTTGACATCCAAAATTGATATGTCCACACAACCAAAAACCGCCCCTCGCGCATGGGGGCGGTAGACTCGGATCGAGTACGGTTTACGACACGCCAGTGCTGGTGACTGCCACCATTGCCTGACTGAGTGCCAATTCTCCGTCTACTCTCTCGACAACCTTTAGTCCAACTTGGTGCTTTTCCCAGGTGCTTGCGCCCTCGGTAGTCACTTCCATTGAAACCTGTTGACGATCGCCGATGTAGTAGTAACTCGTATCTCCGAACCAGATCTTGCTTGATGGAACATAGTCGCTGATAAACAACGGCCTCCCTTTTAGGGTCTTCACATCGCCCTGTAAGGACGGGTAAAGATATGCACCATTAGTATCTTTAGCATTCTCCAATGCCGCCATTACTCTGCTGTTTAGCATCCAACGTGATGTTGGGCGGTATCCCTCTGGGAGTAAGTAGAAAGCTTTGGTCAGATGGTCCGGGGTCAGGCTAGAGCCTGCGGACAAAGATCGCAATGTTTCCTGGCTTATACCCTTAGGTTGGGTTGTGCCATTTCCGGTAAGAAATACTTTGTTTTCCTCGTCGCGAATGCGGTCTACAAATCTCCTGCGTAGAACCTCGGTGATAGATATTGCACTATCGTCGAATAATTCTCTGGATGTGTAGATGATCGCATTGAGTCTGAAGGGTGTCAGGGTTACTTGTCCAAAGTCAGCGGTCGTAGTGGTGATCGTCTGATTTTCAGATCCCCAATAGACTTTGACATCGGAAGTAAGCTTTGGCATTTCGAGATATTTGCTGGTCATAGGAATGACTGTGGCAAATTGACGGAATGCTTCGCTTTGCAAGAGATGTTGAACCAATGTGGCTCTGAATTCGTCGGGGACTAAGTAGCCTCCATCTTCATCAGTGCTTTCGGCTAATGCCTTGGCTCTGGCACCATCTTTATTGATGAGTGCTTTGACAAATCCCGCAAACCTTTCCTCTTTGGTCATTTTGGTTATATCGATTTCAGCGTTCGGGTCGCCCTTTACACCTCTTCGATCAGGAGTAGCAGTAGCAGTTTGAGCCGCCATTGCCTCTTTGACTAAGCCAACAAGTTGAACTGCCATTTCTTTTGCAGCAACGGCAATTTCAGTATCTTGTGTAGCAGATCCTTTTTCCTTTTCCAATTCAACCTTGAGTTCTTTGACTAAAGCTTTTTCAGTTTCGTCAACCCCTTCAAATGTAGGGTCCTGAGATAATTTCAGGAGAAGTTTTTCTCGGATGGTCATTTTTTGTGTGTTATTCCCTTCTCTGAAGTCGTTTTGGCTATCTTCTCCGCTGAATTGGCCAATGCCAACGCAGTTTGTAACTGCCTGGTAGCCTCCCGGACTACCTTTAGCAGGTGAGCTTTTGCCTCCCGCTCTGGGTTTGTAGGAGACTGCTTGCGCGCCTTGTCTCCCCCCTCGATCTCACCCTCTGGTTTTACCGGAGGGGTATCATCGGTGGATATACCCGGTTGCGTTGTATCCCCAGCAGGTGGTGTAGGAGGAGTAACCGGAGGAACTGGGGCATCTCCGGCTGGCGCAGCAGGTTCAGTGGGTGTTGCGGCCGCATCTGTATCCGCTTTTTGTTTGTCTTCTACTTCTTTGATAAGTGATTCCCATGATCTGACAGAAAAACTTCTGGCTTTGAGTGATTGTAGAGCCATAGGATTAGCGGGAACTGGAACTGCGGAAAGCTCCAAAAGTTCGTTATTGAGTAAAATAGTATGTCCGGAATCATCAACTGCCTCTTGATGAGCAATAAAACCGACACTGAAAGCGTTCAGGAACTTCTCTTTGTACTTACGAAAGATGTCGGCAGCAAAAGAATCGGCCATATCGAATTGAATATCAAAAACTAACTTACCATCTTCAACCCCAACCCTAACTGCCTTACCAATTGGCGGGCGATCTTCTCCAAATGTCAGATTGTGAGCCCAAAGAATTACCGGATTGCTCTTGTAATTATCTAATTGCCATGTTTCCTGATTGATTATCTCCTGATAACGATCGACATCTGCTGTTGATCCAACAACTCCGGTCAACAATCCGTCAGTATCTCCAATTGCTTTTACCAAACCTTTTGTGAAGCGCTTCATATATTTGTTATAACAAATCTTAGTTTTTTTCTCCACCTTCGGCTAATTGCCTCCGGGTTTCCTTTATTGTAGCACTTACTAATCCTGTCAACACCTCACCCTTATTCACGATGTTTGCCATTTGTTTATTACTTTTGAGAACCGGGATAATCGTACACCGACAATTTGGGTGTAGTGGCGGGAACCCTACATCAGTCAAACCAACCGTCATCCTTACAGTGTTTCCAGTGCTTTTATCAGTTCCGGTTATAGTGTCACCTTTTTCATAATAAACTTCCTCTAGGGAAACAGTTGTGCCATCGAGTGGTGCGCAGAATGGACAAGTCATCTCATCGTGAGCAGTCAACCATTCTTTAGCCTCAACTACTTCACTTTGGCGATAGGCTTCATTGGTAGCAAAATTTGATGCCCGAATTACTTCTGTTCTGGCAATGCGTTCGCTTCTAAAACCTCTTGCATCATCAAATACAGTTTCCACCCTGGCCCGTAACTGATTGATACTCTCTTGGGCGGCTACACCATCAGATAATTGCTGTCTCAATTGTTCGCCGGTTTCTTCATTTATTGAATCTATAAATTTGGCTCCGTCTTTTTTGAGGTAGTTCACAACCTCTTTGGCTGCCATATAAAATACCGAACCCGGGGCAACATCTTGAATCTGCAATATGCCTTCGGTTTCGATTATTGCTCTGATTAGTTCCATAAGAGGCGCAGCAAATATGTCATTATCCTTAGTCAGATCTGTTATGTCATTGATAGTAGCCTTCAGTTTGGCGGCCGCTTTTACTTTAGCTCCATCTTTGTCATAACACTTGGAAACTCCGGTATCGATCTGATCATTTACCCGGCGTTGTTGCTCGGTAAACAAATCAGTCAGTTTATGGATCATTGTTGCTTCCCGATCGTCAGTCCTTTTGACAATTGTTCGCCATCTAATCTCTCTAGGTGACTTGTTTTGTTCTGATTCAGGACCTTGTTCATCAGCATCGATCGCTTTGTCATGATATTTGTGTTTCAGCATTTTTGTCAGGAGTGACTTAGCTGATTCAGTTACTAATTGGATAGCATCTGTTTCCCTAACTTCCTGATCACTTATGGGGGCAATTTTCAGCATCAGATTTTTGGCTAAATTGATTCGTTTGCTCTTTTTTGCATTAGGATCTGCTGTTTCGGATGCACTATTAGAGTTATCAACACCATTTTCCATTAGTTCGACATAGCCAAATGGAATATACAAAGTATCACCACCCGGCTTAGGATCAAGTCCTTGTTCTGCTCTGACTTCATTTCTCGTCATCCAACCATTTCTGAGTCCGCTATCATGCTTCCTAAGCATTGCCTCAGCATCGTTTGGTACCATGCTCTTGTAATTGAAGAACAATTTGGGATCACCATACCTAGGTAAGAAGAACTCGTTTAGGTATGCAACTAGGTTTTTTAGTATGGGATCGATTGTGTTTTCCAAGAAAACAGCTCTAGCTTCCTTTGCAGCGGCTCGATTTACATCGTCATTGATAGCCACAATAGGCTTTGGAACCTTGAAAATAGCCAGAATTTCATCCCGGCTGTATCTGCGACCCTCAATATAATCCATGTCTTTTTGAGCCAGACCTACATCTTTCCATTTCAAACCGCCTTCAAGTATGGCAACCTTCCAACTATTCTCTGAACCTTTATGCACTCGCTCCCATTCCTCCCTGATTCGGTCATATTGTTCGTCAGTCAATGCATTCTCAGTTTCCAGGGCTCCACCGGGTCTTCCTCCATTCTTGAAGAACATCCGGTTATAAAGACTGGCATCGTTTTCCGTATCAACTGCCTCAGCAGCCGCTTTGACCCCACCGAACCCTCGGAATGGATTCAATGGGTTGAAGTCACGGAATGGTATGACTTCTTCAAATTTTATTATCTCAGGGTCTTCACCGGGAGGTCCGTAACTATATGACTCAATAATCTTGGATTTGGAATCATTTATTTTCAACCAGTCAGGTCGTAGTACCCAAATTTCATTCGGTCTGTTTTTAGGTCCTGTTAGCCACCAATATGATTCACCTAGAAGTTTGTAATAACCAGCAGTCGCTTCCCATAACTGATAACTGGTATATAACGGATTTACCTTATGTATCAAATCAAGCGCCGGATGTGTTTCAACAATCTCAGCCTCATCCTGATTTATTCTACGCATCAATACTAATTCCAGATTTGACACTTCCTCAGCAATCTTAGAAACAGCAGTGTAAACCCATCCCTTGTAAGCTTTCAGATATTCTTCAGCTTTCATTGCTGACGGTATTGGTTGACCTCGCATGAATCTGGCTCGTAGTTCCGGCCTATCAGCCTGGTCGATTTGCCGAACCTGTATCCCCATTGCTTGTCTGAGTGAGTCTATTAGTTTCATATTCCTCTTATTTTTGGTTTGGCTATTCTTTGCCGCATTGCGTATGCATATTCGGCAAGCGCCCAGGAGTCCGGATAATCATCGTGGTACTCCTGACCACCTTCGTCTGCATCTGGATGATGGCAGCTCAGGAATTGCCCCTTGTACTCCATTTCTAATTCTAGCATTTGTTGGCGCATCCTTTGCAGTTCAAGCGTATCATCGGCGGGGATTGCGGTCAAACGATTCTCAATAGTTTGTTGCAAGTTAGTATAGATAATATCTTTCATTTGCAGACTGAATTTGACAGGAAATAGGCCACTTTTCTCTTCTTTCCATCTGGTATGCCGGGCAAACATATCAGGCATGAAACTACCCTGACCAGTACTATCAATGGCTACCCCAACTACATTGAAGTACTCAAACATTCCCCTCCCAGTCCATTTGCCCTCAACGGTATCAAAACCACTAATAATAGTGAATTGATCTGCATAATTTGTCCCGTGTAATTCAAGTAGGGCCACTAATTCTTTCCATCTGGTTACTTCGTTCCATCTAACTATCGTCACGACGGTACTGTCAGGATGTTTGGCTGTATCAATTCCAGCAAAACATTCGGACTTTTTGTCTTCCTCTAATAATTGGGGTATAAATTCCTGATCCTTTCCTCCCACAAAAGCCTTGTAGGGCAAGGTTATTGCCTCCCAATCTTTGGCGTCCATGAATTGACCAGCTTCCAATGCCCATTCAAGCAACCATTGGGTTTTGATAGCCGAATCGTTCAATCCATCTCTAGCTACAATTTTGTTGAACTTATTCTCATACAGTAAATGTCTAATATCCCCCGTCCTATTGAACATCTCCCGACGAATCCTAATCACATCTGGTGCTGGGTATCGAGGATGTTTTGGGTTTTCATCAATGAGTCGTTTGAAGTAGTTCTTTTTATACCACGCCACTCCGACGGATATTTCAGGAGCGTTAGTTGATGCTCCCATTGGTTCTGCTTTGTTTTTCTTTTCAGAATCGATAATCTTGTGTGCTTCCTCGTAAATTATTAGGTCAGCCGACTTAGATTCCGGATGTGAAGTAGGTGTTAGTGGAAAGATGTAGCAATATGATCCGTTGGTGATTTGCAAAGTAGTCTGGTTACTTTCCTCTGGGTTGATTAGACTGGACCAACCGCCCATAGATAGTTTATCGAAGTAGCTTTTTAGACGATCGAAGTCAGTCTTAGCCTGTTCTTTTTGAGGGGCAAATATAATGATCCTGATTGGTGCTTCGTATCCCCAAAACCTGAGTGTCAAGCTTTTGGAATAGGTCATTAGGAAACAAACCGTACAGACAATAGCCTCAGTTTTACCAGCTTGCCTGGAAATCTCAATGGGAACCTCAGCTCCGGTCCTACCCAATAATTCCCGGATGATAGTATTTGAAACCTCAACTTGATATTCGTAAAATTCCAATCCTAAATGAACGGCGACAAAAGTATCACGCAGTTCAAAGATGTCTTCTAACTCCAAATCAGTCATGGGTAGCAGGTTCCGCAACAGTTTCCGCGGCCTGTTCTCTGGCTTTCCGTTCTGCCTTCCGCTTCTCTAATGCCTTCATGGTGGCTTCAGCAATATCGTCAGCAGGCGTGTCTAATTCAACACGTTTAGTGACCTGGAAACCGGCTCTATCTAACACATCTTGCGCAGCCTTGAGGGTAGTTATCGAATAGCGTTTTGTATTTCCAGAGCCAATAGTAATAAGCATCTGAGCCATTGTTTGGGCCTGAGCAGTTAGCATTTTCCGGACACTATCTTCAATATCGACTATTTTTTTTGCACACCATTCACTAAATTCGTCATACCATTCGCCATTTTTAGCAAAATACGACTCGAGAGTTGTTGCGCTGTAATAGTGATTTACATCCGGGTGATCAACCATTTGCAGGTAAGTGAGACCCTGAAACTTCAAATTGAAGCAGGCCAGTTTATATTTGTTGTATCTGGTAATGTTGGCCATATCTTTATTATATGCATTTCTAAAAATCAGTAGTTATCAGTGTGTGAAGCAGACTGCTAACACTTTAGTCCTAATTTATTACCTATTTGACAGTCTTACATCGCGTAATTCACTAGCAAAGTGCCTATAACGATGTCTGGCATGATCAAAAACCACTGCTCTTTTCATGGCTGCAACGACATAAGATTCTGAGTTGCGACTGCACATTTTATATATGCTGCCACGGTATGTATCACTAAGATTCAAACACTCCATTACGCGGGTGGTCAATTGATCCACCCGCTTGTTCTGTTGCCGATTCGGGGTGTTGTATCGGCTTGCTAGTTCATCTCTACTTGGAAAATTCATAGGTTCCATTCTTTTACTTTATCCTCTGAAGGCAAAAGCGGAACTTCCGTTTTTACATTCTTTCGGATTTTGGCGTTCATTTTGAGAATGAATTCAATTAGTTCAAGCGGTTGACCCACTTCGTTTCGAGAGTAATTAGCAATAGAGTTGAGATCCTTTGGTAGACACTTGCCTGAAAAACCAGGATTGTCTGGATATGCCAGGGTGTGACTTCTACCAATTCTGGGATCATCCAACCATGCTTCTCTAAGAGTCAAAAAGTCGACTCCGGAAGCTCTGCACATTCTGGCCCAGTCATTTACAAACATGACTTTAGTAGCCAGGAAACAGTTCTCCATGTACTTACAGTATTCTGCGGTCTTTCCATCTACCTGACGGATTTTTACATCCGCATGCATAACTAATGACCAATAATAAGCTGCAAGTCTGGTTGCTTCCTCATCGCCTCCTAAAATTAGGAAACCATCGCGTTTAGGTTCTAATAACGGATGACCTAATGTTTCGCCGATATATTCCGGCTGCATTACAATCTTGACTCCGTACTTTTTAGCTAGCCTGTCAGTGGTACCGGGGACAACTGTTGACCTGATAATGAACAGTTTTACCCAGCGTTCCCATTTCGCTACTGATTCCTCAACGATTGAAGTATCGCAACTTCCATCTGGATTCATGGATGTAGGAGTGCTAATAAAAGCAACATCCCAAACACATCCAAATTGGTTGATGATCTTTTTATAGCGCTTAGGATCGTCACCTGGCATCGCTAGTGGTTTCTTTTCCTTGTCAACTAGACCTCCAAACTCCGGAGAATATATCTCGGCATTGGGAAAATACTTGTTGACATGCTGCCCCACCCAACCATAGCCAATAAGTAAACAGGATGGTTCCCTGTTTATTACATCGCTATGACTTTGGGGGACTCCCAGGACTTTAGTTAGCCCGGGAGGCGTTGGCGTGCTTTTTGTTGGTTGAATCATAAATTTGCGCCCGCCCCAATTTCACAAGCTCGGCTGCTTTTACCGCATCTGTTGTCCAGATCTGTCCGGCTTTTGCAACGTCGCGATAATTACTAAACATGAACAACTCAACATTGTCTCCTAATGGTTGACTATCAAGACTTCTGACTTGACCTCTTTCAGAGGCGCCAGTTTCTTTTTGTTGGTTGGCCTGCCATACTGCTTGTTTTCTTGTACTTGGCATCTAATTTCACCTCCTTTGTTTTGTGGATAAATTGTGGATTAGCTCTAGGTATTCACGACCACTATCTCTGACATGCCAATTGTGGATAACTTCGTCAAGTTTCAGTTCTGATTCTTTTTTTCTTGCCTCTGCATCCATGAATCTCTGAATATCATCAACCTCGGTAATTACCGGCATCCCTAAAGCCCATGAGGTAAGTACTTTATTATTACTTTTCATGCTAAATCTAAAGTTCTCCGATCCAATATTAGGAAGCACTACCGCATCGTATTTTGTTATATCCTCATTTATTGTTTCGTACTTATAAATAATGTTCACATCGGCTTGTGGGTAAGCACGATCGGAGATCACTACTAATTGCAGGTTATATTGCTGCAAAACATTGACGACTGGCTCGAGTACTTTTTGATTCTGGCTATATCCAAACCAAACCACTGTCCGAAGTTTGCCACTATGTTCTGTCTTGATTGGGAAATGTGCATCCGGATCAATTCGATCGGGGATAAGCACAACCGGCTTATCAGTAAGCTGTGTGAGATAGTCCTGCAAGGGTTTAGTTGGAACGGTAACTGCATCCACTAAGTCAAATACTTCGGTTATTGGACGGCCTTCAAGCCAGTCAGGATCGCAAATATCGAATATTTTGATGCCCTTGAACATCTCCATGTGTTCTTTCCAATAAGCTTTTTGATAGATAATCGCATCGTATTTTTCGGCTAATTTGAATGGTTCTATCTCCCGGCAATATTTCATGACCCAATTACCTCGAATGCGTGAACTACCAACACTATTAGGTCTCCTATTGTCAAATTGTTCCATTGTGATCATTGAAATTCTCATACCCACAACCTCATTTCTCCTCCTAAGTTTACCCCTTCATACAGGGATTCCAATAACTTCCTACATTTAGCTTGCTGCTCTCTGGCTGCTTCAGTATGACCCCGGCCTTTCCAATAAGAATCTTCTGGATTACTACTACGCATTGGATAACTAGATGTGAATATAAAACTAGTATTGGTGTCTGTATATTTTTTCATGACCTCAAGTGGATTTTCCAAATGCTCTAAAACTTCTCCAAAAATAATCAAGTCGTAATCTCTCTGTTCTCCAAAAGTCATGTCTTCCCGGGCAAAACGCCATTTAGCAAAAGCCAGGGCATTATTATCTATATCCACACAATGGACTAAACTACCCCTCCTGGCAAAGAATATTCCATAGTCAGCAGCGCAGCATCCGTAATCCAAAACGCTTATTTCATCCAGATTGATTTCTCTTTTTAGTAGTTCAGTAGCAATCAGTCTGGCTTCGTGATAGCGATCATAGTCGACGAAATTATGCCTAACCTCAGGGGTTTTTGGTCCATTGTATTCGTCCCAAATTCTACTTCTATTGGGAGATTCTACTGATTCTGGTATTACTTTAGTCATTCGAGTATTTTCAATTGTCTAAGTAATTTTTCCCAGTCATTAGCCCAGCGCTCATGAGTAAATGTTTTTCTGGCAAACTCCCGGCCACGTTTACCTACCTCAATTGATTCTTTGTATCCAGTACTTAGGAGTCGACATATAACATCGGCTGCGGCCTGTGGATTATCCGGTACTAAATAACCATTTTCGCCCTCAGTAATATAGCTTCCCCAATCTTGGTGTCGGGTACTGACAACAGCACAACCACAAAGCATAGCTTCTGTCCGGGATCTTGGCATTGGACTCTGCCAGGTAAGGTTTACATACACCTGGCTACGGCTCAGGTAATCTTTATAATCTTCAAATGTGGTGAACTTCTTGTCGGCTTGGATCCAAATAAAATTGAATCCTCGGTCCCTAACTATTTCCATAGTTGCATGAAGCAGTTCCCGGCGGTAAGCGGTTCCCATCCCGCCAGTTGACAAACTAGCTACGGCCCTGGGTTCTTTTGGATTATCCGGCCATTCATCAATATTGAGGCCATGTATGATCGGAAATCCCCACCCCCATTGCTCTGCCGCCTCCCGGCTATTGGTGATCATTGGAGTTTTACCAACTAACTCACGCATTCTGGCTACCACTTCCGGAGTTTCCAGTCGGTCGTCAAATGGTGTCATGTGGTTGATAACCACCTGTGGTATGTCTTTTGTAATCTCTTTGAATTCCCTATAAAGCTTGCCTTTGGTTATGTCTGGATGCACACATTGTTGGTCAACATGAAGAATAGCCAGATCGTAATCTTTAGGATCAACTTCGATCACATATTTCATGTTTGCCGGGAACGGCCGACTGGAATCACCCCATGTTCTAAATGGGTTCAATAGTAAATCGTAACTTTTGAATAGTTTGGCCAATTCATATTGATGTGCTGTATGCCAGGGAACACCAATAACTCTTAGGTCTGATAGTTTATTCATGTTATTTATAAGGTTCCGGCATCCCGCCGGTTTCTGGATTCTCTCTAAACTTTTTTACTGCATAAACGTAAGCACCTTCGATTGAGTCTCTACTATAACCAGTGGCATAAGTTTCTATCTTTCCTGTTGATTGAGTATATTTTTTGATCTTCACGCAAAATGTCGGGTCTTTAGTTTTGTCGTAGTCTAACCATCTAACTTCAATCGTGTATCCAGACTGAACCAATGTTTGCGTTTCGTTATCTGATTTCATGGCATACACTCTCGCACTGCATCAATAATACGTTCTGTTTCTTCATCTGTAAGTTGATTATAGAACGGAATACTGACGGTTTTACTATAAGCAAGGTTTACTTTGGCCACCGGATCTTTCAACGGATCAGACAAACCACCCTTATTGAATTTGAATCCTTTATAAGCGGCCATCAAATGCAAGGGTTTGAAATGCACCCCACACTCGATATTTTTTGATCTCATCTTTTCAATAAATCTATTTCTCAAATATGAATTAGTAGCAAAATCACCTCCGGAAGGTATACCCACATTCAGCCTGTATAGGTATAAGCTACTGTTTTTCAGTTTGAATTCAGTATTGTAGTGATCTCTTATTCCTTCCCTGCGTTCGTTTATTTTGTCTAGCCTTTTCAATTGTTCAGTTGCGATTACTGCCTGTAAGTTAGTCCAGTGTCGTTTATAACCAATTAGCTCAATGTCGTAGTCCCATGAATTCTGATATTTATTCGATTGGTTTCGACCATAACAACTTATACTCCTAGCCCAATCTGCAAATTGTTCGTCATCAGTAAGAATTGCACCACCATCAGCACTACCTATATTCTTTGTTGGATAGAAACTCACACACACCTTTGCATTACCATCAATCTTTTTATTCGTTTTCATGGTTTGAAATTGGCGTTTTTCCAGTTGATGAGCACTATCCCAAACATTGGTGTTTAGAATCGGATAGGCACTTCCTACCCAATTAGTATCATCTGAGAACTCCATTTGATAACCCGCCTCGATTATTGCAGCAGCCACAAGTGGAACTGTCATTGAAGGAATTATGGCCACTCGATCCTTACCCTTCAAGTCGACTTCCTTGAAATACTTGAGACTTAGAAACAAAGCGCTGGTACAACTATCAACGGCAATAGCATATTTACTCCCCATATAGTCTGCCAACATTTTTTCAAACTCAAAAACATCATTGCCTAATCCAATCATTCCTGATCGCATAACCCTAGCCACGGCGCTTATCTCGTCCTCAGTAATGTTTATCTTCTTGAAGGGAATCATTTCTTGTCTCCTGCTTCCTGTTCACTTATTTCCTCAAGTAACTTTTGAAAATTGACACTCATGGCCCCTACTTGTTTTACATACTCATCAATTGAAAACTTCATAGTGAAGGGGACCATGATGACCTTGTGGCTATCTAAACTAAAAAAGAACATTGGAGCTATTTTTATCAAACGCTTATCCTCAACGTCGTATTCAGTAAACTGCTTGATAGTAGCCTTATGGTCCTTGCCATTACTATCTTTGAAGTGTTCAGTGGTCCGCGTTTCACCACCAACTCTCCCTGTTATGGGAGCAAATCCGTTGCCTGCCGGGAATTCTTGTTTGATCTTTTGTTTCGACATATTCTTGATTATCAGCCGCGCCGACGCTGGAATTGAGGACCACAATCAGCGCAGCGACTAAACCCCCGGCTTTTTAGGGCTGGTTTTATCGGGCTTAGTCTCTTTTGGGGCCGGAGCTTTATAGACCTTCATTTGTTTCGGATAAACACTCAGGGTCCATTGTTTACTCCTAAGTAATTCCAATATTTCTTTCAATACATGCATTTGGATTAGGGATGTGAAGAGGATAAATCTGACAATCGAGTTAGCATTGAAAGAATATGACAGGACATCTAAAGTCACTGAGACAAAAAGAGTTATTACTGCCAGAAAAAATACTAGATTGAAGAGTATAGAAAACAAATTACCAGCCATTATGATCAAATCTCTTAGGTACCTTTTAGCATTCATAGTTATATATAACCTAATTTATAACACTGGGTCTTACTGCGTGCAATATCCTCTAGTCTATTGAATCTGCTGGAACTTTTTACTAAAACATCTGCTTTTGCCTCTTCGTTTAGTTCAAACTCAATTCCATTAGCTTCTCCCCGGCGCCTGAGCTCCTGAGTCATACCACCATATTGAGAAATCATGGTACTGAACCCTCCAATATCGATCAGTTTTCGCCGTAATATAAAGCTGAAGTTTTCTACAAAGCCTTTCCGGACACCATCTTTCATACCCCATTGCCAATTACCTGCTTTCACTTTGTCATAAAACTTTCGGATAGCATCCGGTTTTACCGCAATTCGATCATCTAAAATAAGAATATCTTCACCTAAAGCCTCTCTAAGCCCCTGATTTCTGGAATAGCCTATTCCGTAAGTCTTAGTATATTCCGGTATACTAGCACCCTCCTTGCGCTGGTATATTCCAGTATACAAGTACTTCAATGTAACTATTTTAGGGCCATCATAAGCCTTTATTGCTTCAACAATCTGGTTTGTATTGTCGGTACTTCCGTCGTCGCAAACTACAATTTCCAAATTGTCCCAATCACTAGTAAGCAGGCTGGCAATACATTTCAAAAGCACTTGACTCCGGTTATATGTACTGATAATCACACTAACCAGTGGATCTTTTGAAGCAATCCTGTGATAAATCTTGTCGTAGCGCCTTCCGTAAATCTCAATATTCCTGTTTCTGATTGTCTCCCAGCCATTTGCTCTAAGTTCCAACATCCACTTATAGTTTGATTTCATCTCGATAAGTAATCGATATAGTTCGTCAATATTACCGGGCTGCTCTTTATTTACCGCCAAATTCTTACCATCATAAAAATCCGGGACATGTCCGACTAATCGAGTTAGAACTGGAACCCCACATGCCATCGCTTCTAATATTGGCATTGTCCCACTCTCAAATTTATCAATACTATTACAAACATGGATCCCGGCGCTGTAATAAAGTTCCCGCAACTTGTCATCTGGTATCGCCTGGTAGTATCTGACGTTCGGAAGTGTTAGTACTTTTTGCAAATAATCCGGGTCACTTGGTTGACCAACTAAAATCAATTCCATATTGGCTTTGTCACATGCTCTGGCTACTTCCAAGACACCTTTTTTGCCTTCAATTCGGTTGACAACCATGATCACTTTATTTAGTCGTTCTTCCGTATATTCCGCATCGTGTTGGTATTTCCAATAGTAAATATCTACCGGGAGGGGTATGAGTTCGGATGGTGTTTTGATTGTTCCCCGTTGCTCGGTATTTACTATTATCACCTGCTTGTAATGCGAATGATCGGGTTTGTTTACATCATAAGGATTGTAGTGAGTGAGGATTGTAGGTTTGGTTATCTTCATCATTCCATGAAGCATTTCGGCTGATTTCCAATAGCGAAAATCTATAACATCAGCCCAGGCCATGCCTTCAATGAAAGAATTGAGCTGTTGAGGATTAGGTCTTTTTGGGTGAACGGTTATTATTCGGAAATCTTCGTGCGGATTTGATCTGACGGTGTATTCACAAAGCCGGTATATGGCTGTCCCTTCCTTGTCAGCAACTAGTAGTATCTTCATGGTGTTATCAGTCTTTATTATAGAGTGCTAGACCTTGCCTCTAGTGTAAATAAGCCATCATGACGTTTGTTTTGGCTTTGGTTAGTAACTTTGAGTATTAGGTTGGGCATATACCTATTCCATATTACCATTAGAATATTACCAATTACCAGTCCCTATCATCCCCGGTTTCAGCCTCAAAGCAATAGACTTTTGCATGACCTCAGGTTGAGAAGATAATGGAATATGTCTGACTATTTTGTTCTTGATAGCCTTCAATTGATCAGTAAGCATTTGACGACAATCATCTTCAGTTTGGCCATACCGCTTGTTATGAATTTCAGTAAAGCCTTTATACTGATTCCAGGCATACATTGAGGCCATTCGTTCTTTGAGAACCATATCGAATGTTTTGAATGTCCAAAGATAGTTATAGAGTGTTGGCCCCAATCTTCCTACCATGCCTTCAGTCGTCACATCGCTATCTAAAACCGCCCGGCCGGTGGGTATGCCGTCATATTCATCTCCATCGGCAATAATTGGCTGACAGAGATCGGTAGGATAGCTCTTGTCGAGTCCGTATTTTACATCCGGGAATTGGCTACGGTTTATAAAGTAATACATGCTTGATTTACTAAACCAATCCTCGACTCCAAGGCATTGCATTTTGTTTACAGTCATGACGGCCTTACCCTTTTTATAACGATCCCAAAGTTCTTCTTTCATCCGATCGGCTTCATTTTCATGGAAGATATGATCAGTTTCTCCCGCTGCCACTAGATCGCCAGTACAGTTTTCTAGTCCGTAATTCCAGTGTTTAGGGAATTCTGCCCAACTCCACTTTTCTTGAGGCCAGGGTAAAGACACTATTTTGACTCTCGAATCATTCAGTGCTGCTATTTTCTCGAGACTACCATCAGTACTCCCCCCATCTACCACAACTAGTTCGTCTGCCCAATAAAGATGAGTAATAATTGCCTCCATGTAGGTATCTCCCCGGCGTTCAGGGTTGGTTATTGGCATGAAAGCTGAAATCTTCATAAGCTAATATTTGCGGTTTTTTTGTAGATTTCGTCGATGGGGATTCCGGTTAGTTTACTTTGAAATAGCAACAATGCCTTGTCGGACATTCCCCGAATGTCGTACCACTTCCCGGCATAACAAAGCACGCAGCGTTGTTCAGTCCCATGACTCATTTTCACTAAAATCCGATCAGCTTCTTCTCTTGTAATTTCGGTTGGTTCAATTATTGGTTTTACATTGTCCACTAACATTTTCATAAGGCCATCACATTGATGTTTGCCAAAATAATTAGCCAAGCACTTTTTGCATTTTTTATAATTTACATCACTCATTTTTCCTCCGGGATTTCAAATACATAATGACCACCTGCTTGAGTTATTTGCCAACATCTTGACCAGAACATCAAATTATCCTGCATGGCATTGATAATATCTTCGTTTCCACTCCAACCCTGCGTATTCACAAGTAGTTTTCTACCCGCTCTTGAGCACGAACCTTCCCAAATTTCCTGAAAGAAATCAAGAAAACCATGCATGTCTTTGATGGTGTCCCATTCTCTAAGGGCCTTCAATTCTACTTGTGATGGGTATCGCCACATACTATTTGCCTATAACAATAAATAACCTTTCCCAATTTTTGGGTTTTACTACACTGTCCCGGCGTTCAGCTATCGGCCAAAAATGTTTCGACCATAAATGATTATATTTGTATCCTTTATCTGATCCAGTAACAACGCCGCAACCCAATTTACTAATTGATTGCTCCTCAAATAGATAAATAGCTTTTGTGGCTCGATCGTATATTTGTTTGACGACGGCGTTTAGCTCCACTTCTGGTAGACAAATCAAAGTAAGACTTGAAAAAACTACATCGAATTTCTCTGGAACACCTTGTTTTGTCCAGTCTTGGGTAATATCAATCCCAGTCTGAAAATCTATGTTTTTATACATGATTTCTGGTTGTGGACAATTTTTAGCCTCTTTTTTCAAGGCTTCACCAATTCTCCCATCTCCTCCACCCACATCAAGAAAAGAGACTGAAGGCATGTTGTTCCTAGGACTCAAAAGATGATTAGCCACTAAAATATCCGGAATAAAATAAAGCAAATCACCTACAACTTCATCTTCCTGTTGTTGCAGGTTTTCATATTTCCGAGTTGCCCCGGTCCAATTGTTACGATTGGTTTCGTCTTGCCAGTAATTCATTTGTCTACAAATATTCTGGTATCATGCTGGTGTTTAGTTCGCCAGTGTTTTGAAATACCATTCAGATAATATAATTGTTCGCCGCAGAGTCCGCATTTATAGCCAACCGCTATATTCTCAAAAAACTCTTTGACTAGTTCCATCATTGATACTTTTCTTTTGACAGGCATATTGTTTTGAGGTCAAAGCCCTCATCTTCGCGGGATGGCAGACTACCCGCAAAGTCAGGGTTTTACCAGGCATAATAACTAGTCGTTCGGAAGAATCCGAGCGGGTCGTCGATTATTACACAAGATACCGTTTTACCACCTGAACACTTATTTCTACCCAGAACAGCAAAAGTATATGGTACTCCCTTGACCAGGTTCTCAATGGTCGCTCTTCCAATGTTTGGTATTTCTGGTTTGGAATGAACGAAATCTGTCACCCAATTTTCCCTATAAAGGACATCCACTATTGCACTATCTCCGGGAACCCAAAATAAGTCAGCGCTTGTCCCGTGCCTGTAAAGGTTACAATTCCAAGGCTGAACTACTGGTTCTGGATCGGAGCAACTAGGCGCTGGCCCTGCCTGAGCTTCAGACAATGGCTGAGGAACACTAGTTGGTTCTGGTGTCGGCTGGATTGGAGTTGGTGTAGGATCCTCCTGACAAGCAGGTAATTCCGGCACGCAACTTTCATCTTTAGTGGTTACAGTTACACTTTTAGTGCATTCCCGATTCCACCAAGGACCTTCCCAAACAGTACAACTTCTGGTATCAATCTTACATTCATCGTCATGATGACCAAACTTTTTTTCGCAAGTGACTGTTTTTGTTTGGGTTTTAGTTCCAGTTGCTTCGCCACAAACTGCATCCGTCTTACAACTGCTCCAAGTTTCAGTAGTCGTTTTATCGTTGTAATAGGTAGCTGAAATATTGCGGGTAGCGATGGTAACTAAACCAATGAATGCTAATAAGAATGCGATCACAAAATATACTGTCCTAAGATCATGTTTTTGTTCGTTTTTCACTTTATGACTCACCTCCTTTTCCGTCGTTTGTTTCTAATAGTGACGGCGATTTAGTAGCTATAACATAGTAACCAACCGGGTAGGAATAATTGTTATGTTCCGGACGGATCCGACTAATTTTCATTCCCTCGACTTTATAAAATTCCTCTAGTTGTTGCCTGCCAGTTGTAGCTACTCTTTCCTCAATGCTTATTTCCTCCGGGGGAAATCCGAATTTTGGCAGGACATCTCGATACCATTCGTTTGTAAATCTCAAGTAGTCAACAATGTCATGGTGTGGGTTTATAAATGGTGTGCTGATATAAAGAGTTCCACCAGGAGCTAAACAATTTGCCATATTTTGGATAGCCTGGACAGGATTCCAACAATGCTCTAAAACTTCTATGCAAAAAACAGTGTCAAAGTAATCCATGAACTCAATTCCTAAGTCGTTGGGCATTGAACCTTTTTTGGAAAAATACCACTGAATATTTAGATCAGCAATAATAGTGGGGTTCCATTGTTGATCAATATCAATGGTCAGATATTGAGCAGGAGAGCCGTGGGTCAGACGGCTCGTAGGTTTGTCCTGAACACCTATATCCAGGACGCGCTTACCGGCCAAATCTATCCGGCCAAGCATCTTATTGAGTTGTTCTCTACTTTTGGACATCTTTTTTACTTTCCTTATCTAATTTTCGCATCTTCATGATGCCTCCGGTTAGTGAAAATACGAATACTATCAACCCAACTATGGGGGTCAAGAATATAGCCGCAATGGCTCCTAGCATCAATGCTCCTCCGATATAACCGGTCAACATTTTGCTTTTGTGGTATTCCTCTGAATAACCCATTTAGCTCACCCCCTTCTTGCGATTGAACGCATCAACTAATGCCATTTCATACTGCAATGACATTGCCGGTAGATCGAATTCTCGAGCTCTGTTTCTGGCTCGTTCCGAAAGTTGCGGTAAGTTCATTAGCATGGCTGAAAAATCGAAAGTATAGTCTCCGGAAATAGGAATACCAGCAGGACCAATAAGTTCTTTGGCACCACCGTATGATTGATACATAACTGGTAGACCACATGCCATTGCTTCGAGAACTGCATTTGGCGCCGGATCCGCATAACTGGGATAGAAGAAATAATTACACGACCTAAGTACCATCGCTTTTTTAGCTTCATCTGGAACAATGCCAATTCTTTCAAATCTCTCACCAGCAAAAAATCCCATATTGTAGTCTTCCCATTCAGTGGGATAACGACCGATCAAGATTAGTTTTATATTTTGGCGGTCAGCCCAAAGTGTGCGATACATTTGCAGGACCTCTTCATACCTCTTATTGTTGTCTTTCCTGTAAGCCATGTGAGCGATGACTATTTTATTTTGTTCCCGATCGTAATCTATTTTGTCACCTTCAGGAGTGTAAACCTGGCAATCAACACCATTGTGGATGACTTCAGTGCGGCAAGTGACTCCATGATTTTTGATTATCTTTCCAACTGTGTCCCGGACGAAGTTTGTCTGATAAATAATCAAATCGGCATTCATGGCAAACTCTATTAGTCGCCGGGTACCCTTACCTGAGTTTCGATTATCTTCCGGGATACCATCCATCCTGAGTACGAATGGCTTACCAGCTTCCTTGTAGCGCCTAATCATTTCACCTTCGACTGTGGTAGGAGAAAACGCAAATAACAAATCGCCCTCGTCTTCGCTTTGTACTAATTCAATGTCCCGGGAGTATTGTTCTATTCCGCGCTGAAAGTTCCTCAAAAATGTCCAGCCTCCACCAATTTCGGTCCGGCTGCTATTTGGAATGTAGACCTTTAGCTTTTGCATGAGTACCTTTAGTAATGATTGTAACTGCTTTTTGTCTCTCATAAAGGATGATTTTTCGGATCTGTAAACCTGTATAGAAACGATAGCCGGTCGCCGGATCTCTCCGGACACCCATATATTCCGGGATAGATTTCTTCTCGCGCTTCAAAATGGTTTTATAACTAGTAACAATGCCCGGATGACTGGCTTTGGCCTCTTCCAAGCACTGAATAAGGGTCGCTTTTAGGTATGATTTATTGTCTTCTAGTGTTTCAATCAGCATATTTGAAATCCGGACCAAACTGGTCGCGGCCACATTCTTTGCAATAATTCTTTGTCATACTAGCTTGAACCACTTGACCGCCGCATTTGTAACAATTATCTGGATCGTGAGTGAGTACCCAAAATAAAGCTCTGGTCCCATCGAAGAGTTCAACTAGCTTCTGTTTTAGCTTCATATTGCTATTATAGTCCCAAACCTATCCCTATGTCAAGTCTTCTACCTATTGACAGGTATAGTATGACTAGTGGTAGTCTGTATTTACACTGTTGCCGACCGGTGTAGCAAAGAACTTATCAGAAACTCGATTTAGTCTTGCCGATCCTGGAAGGTCGGTAGCCTGAAGAGCAATAGGTAGGTTCTTTGCGAACAGGTTCGGTAAGACTAAGCCGAGTTTTTTTATACCCATGATGAAAGCAGCTAAACAGATAAAACTACAATATGGAATAAGCTACGAAATAATTTCTCCTGTTGGCAATTTTCCGGCTGGCATTCGCTGTAAAGTTTGCGCCTACACTTCATATACCCCCAATGACGTCAAGTTTTTATATTGTGGAAACTGTCATGGTTTCCATCAAAAGGATTCACCTGCGCCGCCAGTCTATCGAACCAGATAGTTTGTCGGGGCCGATGGCTCCGTCGGGAACATAAGCGGGATCGACGTAAACTCATAGCCGCGAACCAAGGGTGAAGTGACTCATTCAACTGAGTAACAACACTATTTTCGTAATCGATTACTATTTTTGCGCCGAAATAAAAAATCGGTGATGTGTTGCGTGCCTTGCTTGTCCGGGGATGTTTGGCGTGGTTTCCCCCAAACCCCTTTCCCGAACTCCAAGAGCTCGTGATCTATTCTCTGAGTAATAATCTTAGTAAAACTCCGGGAATTAGAATCAAAGTTAGGGTTCAATAATTGTCTCTTCTTCTCTAGTAGTTGTACCTTGAACCAACCTATGTATTGACAAAATTCGGGCGTTTCTGTATCCTTCCAATATTCCAGCAATGGAGTTTGTGAACGGAGCAATCCGGAATCAATGAAGAGCCCCGCAAGGGGCTTTTCTAATTACTACACACCTTGTTGGTCGTCGTATTTATTTCTGTGATTAGGAAACTTAGCTAGATATGCACGGCGCTTTTGTCTCCAACTATTCAGGTCCTGCTCTTCTTTTTTTTGAAACTCGGGATCCGGGATACATTCTTCATCATGCCAACGGTCATCTTCTACGTTCCATAGCCGCCACCGGCCATTAGTTTCCTGCCATTCAAGTCCGTCTTGTCCGCAGCGCTTACAGTGAGTCATTATTTACTACTAATTCGTCGTAAGTCCGACTCAATAAATACATTCCACATTTCATGCATCTAGGTTCAAATATCCCAGAAACATAAGTCATTGGAAAAGTCGTTGGGCCTGTTGATGTAAACAACTTACCAATGGTTTTGTCTATTACACGATATTTTTTAGGGTGTTTGCAATCGTCCATATGTTCCCAGTGGCTCAAGCCAATTCCAATAGGAAATATAAATAGCTGCTCTTTTTTCACAAAAAAAGTATTCTTTCCTAGGTTCACATCTAGACCATATATGGAACTCCGGACTGAGAAAAAACAGAAATATTATAAATAGGGCTATTGCGATAATGATACCGATTTTTGACCGTTCCATATTCAGCCATCAAGTGCTTTCCAAAGTAAAAATATAAACGCCCAACCCCAATGTCCGGTAATTGCACATAGAATCGCAATGATTATTCTCATATCAATTTGTTCTCAAGTAAGTAAATAAGCATTTTGGCACGGGCGTTGGCTTCGGTAGATTCAAACATAAATAATCTTTCCCAATCGTTTACCGATCCAGTGTCTTTCCAACCCACAACTATTCTTCCATTCGATGTTTTGTGAGACTGCCACCACATATTCTCACCGTTTTTTTTGATTATGTTCCCTGGAAGCATCTCTCCCAATTCGCTGACGGTGAAAGCGGAAACATAAGCCTCAAAAGGATATATAGATTTTTCAACCAATTCTTTTGTTCTCAAGTAATCATTTCCATTTACAACATGATGTTGCCAGTAAAACAAACTCTCCTGCTTCACTCCCAGTTCTTTCAGTCTTTTACTGAGTTCGAGTGATGGAACTTGGTATTCAAGTGGCATAGGTAGTTTATCTGATGGTTTGGTCATTGTTAGTTACATGCACCAGTAAATACAAGAGCAATAAACGCAATCGTCACTCCAACCATCATACCAATCATAAAAACATCAAATTTGTCATTCATAGTAAACTTGTCTGTTCAGGTTCAGATCTATATTCAGCAATAAACTCTCCGTCGACATCCAAGAAATCTCCTACCTTTTTTATATCACTAATAGTACCAACCCTGAGAATCTCATCTTGCTGCTTTGCGCCATGATATTTTCTTTGAATCTCCAAATTTATTGTCCATTCACCTCTAAAAAAAGCATCTATCCTACGTAGATTGAAACCCCAATATGATTTCTTTCCGTCCGGCCGGTACATCATACCCTTACCAAAATCGATCCAATAGGCAAAATTAGCATACTCAGTCCCAGCTTTTATTACTCCATTTAGCTCATTCCTTTTGAACTCATGCCGACCCACACTGCGACAATATTTCATGACTCTAAATAATGCCCTGGTCAGAGCCGTAGATGGTTCAAGTACTCTAATGTTGACTGATGCTCCACAAGTTGGGCATTCCTCTTTATTGATACTAGGCATGGTTTGATACCTCCTTCATTTCTTGAGCTGCGATCGCACTCACAATTTCGTTATTTCTTTTTAGATTATTCATACCTTCACGAACGGAATTTGGCATCTCAGTTGCGCCAATTGGTAAGGCTAGTTGTCTCTCGTCCGGCAATTTCCTCTGACATTTCCGACAGACTTTCAACCTAAGTCTGTGTTTAGTGTAAGTTCTACTGTTCACTCTTCCGCAGTTAGTGCAAGTAAAGAAGTAGATCAACCGGGCCTTATAAACACGTTTAGTTCTCATTAGTTTGATCTCCTCTCTTTTTTATTTTGTTCCCGGGCAACTTTTTCAACTATGACTTTTACTTCCGGGTCAGCCTCTACTTCGGCTGTGGCTTTTGTTTTATCGACTGTTGTATTTGAAATGGCCTGGTGTACTAAGTCGATCCCCCGGCTCTTGAACTTCTGGTATTTGAGTATTTCGGCTTCGTCATCAAACCTAACACTCTCAGTTACATGGACTGACTCAATTTCTGCTGGACTGTACCAATAGCGGTCATAGGTAACTTCCTGTTTGGCGTTGACCCCAAAACCTTTTACATCACCCACAATATCGTTTAGTTGAACATAGAACAAACCATTATTCATTGGCTCAAAACCTGCAACTATATCCGGTCCATAGACTCTCACTTTCCGATTTCTCAGTCTTATTTGGATTGTGTATTTCCTAGTCATTTCCAGTTTTCAGGTAAATAATCCCGGATGTAATTTACGAATGCTTTAGTCAATTTCCGGCTATTTGTGCTGTCTGCCCGGCGTAAACAAACAGCCAGAGATTGCACGAAACTTCCACCATGTTTTTCCATGTTGTCTACAATGCGCCAAAGTACATCTTGGTTATTGTCGACTAGGAGCAAAAGTTCCTGATCAGCCATTTTTTGCAGTCTGTTCTTTAGTTGACTCATGCTTTGCCCTCCCTATTTTTAGTCGAGACAACATTCCAATTTTCTAGGAATTTTTTAGTGCTACCATACGGACAACTACCTGTTCCATCCCGGCGTTTGATTACGATCGGTGGATGACCAAAAAAACTATCTAATGGTCCGGCCTCGTAAACAGTCAGAATATAACTCCGACCCTTACGGTAGCCTAAAGAGCCATCTTGGCCTTTGAATTCAGCGATGCATGTGTAAATGATCATAATTTTTTATTGAGTTCGTCTAATTCTTTAGCCTTTTTATCTAACCACTTGGCTATATTTTCAGTCGAATAGAATGCAAAAAAGTCTTTCCAAAACTCCTTTGACACCATGATCTTTACTGCATTTTTTACTTCACTTATTGTCATATTTTCTTTGGTTTATAGATATATAACTTTCCTAATTTCACTCTGGCATACAGAATAATTGCTGGGTAATTTACCATCCAGGCTGCCGGAGTTATCTTTCCGGAGTTTCGATCAATTACAGACTTACGGTTCTGGGCTAATTTTATAAGTTGAGGGATAGTAGTGATTCGTTTGTCTGATTTATAGCTCATACATTTGCAGGATCAATGCCAGATAATCCAACTTCTACATCGTCAACTAAAGCCTGAGTATCGATTTTAGTGGCTGATACAACTGGTGTTTCTTCCATTTTGGCGCCAAATATCTCTTCCGCTGCCTCAGAAATATCATCTTTTGGTGGGTCAGGAAGCTTGTTTAGAACCACAATCACCTTATTTGCTTCCAATTTAGTCAGATCCCGACTCGACTTTTTGAAGGTTTTAGTAATAAATTCAGTCAGTTGTTCGGTTGTTTTACCCTTCCTTTTGATGAGTAGTAGGATTTGTTCGACCTGTGACTTCAGGATCTTATCAGGAGCGGGTTGGGCTACTGGTTGACGATTATCAGCCTGATCCATTTCTTCTTGTGTATACACACCGCTTAGATCCTGAGGAAAGGCTGATCGCAGTGCGTGAGCCTCAGCTACCTTTGAGATCATTGTCTCCGGCATTGTCTGCCAGTTGTTTTTGCCAGTCGTATATTCTCTGAAGCTGACTTTAGCTGTAAATGGACATCTAACTCCCTGAACCATCTTGTAGACAGTAACAGCGCAACTAGATATAAGCTTTCCATCATAGTAAAGGGTTGGTTCATCCTTCCCAGCAAACAATCCGGTCCTATGAGCAATTATTCGATAACCATCAATACTAGTTATATAAGCCACCTTAGCTCGATCACCTTCGCCATACTTCACAAAATGCAATTGTCTTAGTAATGGATCGAGACTTGTTCGGCGGGCCATCATAATAAACAACTCAAATTCTTCCTGGGTTGCTTTGGGAGCAATTTGACTCTTGATTAGATCGAGGTGCTTTTGGGTGAAGATTATTTGCCCTGATTTGTCTATCTTGGCCGGGGGGAGGGGTGCTACGACCGTAATTTCTTCTGCTGGTAAAGGTTGCGAATTCGCCACCTTTGGCTCGTCGGAGGTTGTTGTGGTAATAGGAGTCGTTGTGACTTCTATTGCTTCTTCAGGGGTTGCAGGCGGGGTTACAGAGGCTTTTGTTTTTTCAGTTTGAAGCTTTTCAGCAGCAGCCCGGGCTTTCAATTCTTCAGCCTTGGCTTTAGCCTTTTCAAAAGCAGTTTGTTGTTGCTCGCTCATAGTAACTTTTTAGTAATATCGCGCATTTTGAGAGCGCTAATAATAAGTTGATTTAGTGATGAAATTATACACGAAAGTGTTTGATTTTGCTTGACCAAATTGGCAATTGTTACTCCGGATATTTGGTCAATAATCATGACTTTTATTTGGTATCTTCCGGTATTCATTTTATTTTTAGGCCGGGATTGTAAAAAGTAACACTGGTAATCTGACCATCTCTTTGAAACTCATAGGTGTTTTTACCTGGCTCCCGGACGGTCTTAGTGGGTTTCCAGTTTTCGCTTTGCAATCTAATAAATGTTCTGGCCCACTCGGCTTCGTTTTTTATTATGATCGCATTGTCATTCCCCATGTGTAAGTAGGTTAGCATAGTCCTATCCCTATGTCAATAGGGTCGTTGATCTAGCCTCATAATAGGCATGACTAACTATTGGAAACAGAACATTGGTACATGTAAACCTAATTGGAAGAACTTGTAAAGTCAGTTGTAAACCTCACTAAATTACGCGTCAAAATCTTTATCCCCGGACTTTAGAGCCACACCCTTATCGTAGTTGTTTTGGATTCTCATACTAAGTGCCGAATTCTCCCACCAGAGTTTGAAACTAGCATGAGCGGCCATAAAGATTACACCAAGATTTTGTAGAATCTCGGCTGGTTGAAAAGGCCATAGTTTTTGCCAATTCAAAAGTGATGCCACAATCAAACTAATAAGTAACGCGACACCCAAGCGGACATTACTATTTTTGAATCTCATGTTCACAAACTGGACAACCGGAGGAAGTACTAAACCAATTAGATTCTCCCATTTGCCGGTACTAATAACATAACCAATGGCTCCCATGAGTGCTGCAATCATTGTGACGTCGAAATTCATTTGAATATGGCTAACAATTGTTCAAGTAACTTAGCTATCGCACTCTGCTTGTCCTTATATTTGACTAGCTCCTGCTCGGCTAACACTAATTCATTGTACCGCTTTTCAGTAATGGTAATAGTGGGTTCTGCTGGTGCCGGAGGAGGTTGGGGAGTCTCAAAAGGCATGTCAAAATACTTACAAATCCCTCTTTCCAATCCTTCGACAACTAGTTTACGATTGAAATGAAGGGTTGTGTGGTCGTCCGGAACATGCATACCAACTCCACATTCAACTATCACCTTTGGAGTATCCTTCGTCATGTAAGCCCAGATGTAGTAACCTTTGGTATTGGCATTACTTCTTTCTGGATGATTCACTATTCCAGTCGCTTTGAAAAACTCGTCTGCAATGGCTTTGGCCGCAGTTTTACTCTTTTCAGTAGCTAAATCAGTAGTGCCGGGATAATCAGTGAATCCTCCACCCTTGCCATAAGAGTCTGAGTCGTAGTGGATGGCCAATAATAGATCATGAGTGACTTTACTTATCTTAGGATCGTCATTGGCATTGGCATCGGTGGTCAATACTTCAAATCCTCTTGCTCTTAGTTTGGCCGCCAACTGATCCCGAATATCTACATTGAAACTCATCTCATTGGGGGCTCCGGTCGAATTCCGTATCTTTACAATACTGTTATATTTACAATTTTGATGACCCGCCAGCAGGACTATCCTTGCCATACTCTGATTGTAGCACGGCCAAATGCTTTTCAATAGCCAGGTACAATTTCTCAAGACTCTGCATGATCAATTTGCTGTTTTCATTGCTTTGAATAACCGCTTCGTGGGTCTTGGAAACTATCTGCATGGCGGTCAAACCCTTTTCCCGGAAATCTTTACTAACTGAATCCTGACCAATAACCAAATCCCTCAGTAGTTTGTTTTCGATTGTAACTTTTTGAACCTGTTTATCCATGACCGCACCTTTTTTTTCCTGCTCATCAATCCGACAAGTCAGGGTTTGAATCTCTTCCTTATATAAATTCCTAAGTTTGTCTTCCTGATCCTGAACCTCTTTATCACGATCTCGTTTTCTCTTGTCGAAAATACCATATAGGGCTATTGCCCCCGCAGCCACCAGACCAAATGCTGTTAGAAATTCCATTGTTTTAGTTTATCAGTTCGTGCCATATATATGTATGAAAGACTGGCACCAGTCATGGCCGCCCTCGGCCTCTGTGTAATAACCAAGATTGGTTGATCCTACAACCTCACATCCCTCTGTTCTAATCTGGCCGTCGCCCCCATTACCTCCATCGACATCACTGCGTTCGCCAGTCCCGCCGGTTCCACCTTTTACTGATAATCGGTTAGTACCGATATTGATATAGGTGCCGCGTAAGAAGATAGTACCACCTGCACCAGCTCCGGATCCAGAATAGTACGACTGTTCTGCTCCTCCACCCACAATTCCGGATTGACCATTGTTGCCATTTGAGACTATTGAACCGGCTGCATCCACAATTATTACCGGAGCGGTTATAAATATTATTCCCCCGCCGGTTCCACCATCTATTCCACATCCACCACCCTTGTTGTAACCATTAGCCCCCCCGCCTCCACCAAAAACCATTTGGGTCAGAGTTGAATTACCATAGGTACTTCCGGCAAGGCCGGGGGATATATCACCATGAAATGATTCTCCATTTGTACCAGCGCTTGTATGACCTCCACCTCCACCCCCTGCTCCCTCAAACATCCCAACTGGAAAATCCTGACCCTTTTCTCCTCCACCCCCACCCATGCCCTGAGCTGAACCATCAGCTTTATTTCCAGTCCTATCATTTGACGTTTCTGACTCACCCTTACCGGCATTATTCTGAGGTGCTGTATCAGCCGATGGTAATCCACCCCTGAAGCCCTTACCACTGGCACTGATTGTTCCATTTACATTGACATCACTAGTCGAAACAAAAACCATAAGTCCTCCGACAGTCCCATTCCAGGCTTTTGCCGTGTATGTGACTCCGGCATCAATAGTTACCCCAGCATATTGGGGAACCACTCTAACCTGAGCTCCTGACGCGTAATTATTTACCAGAGCAAATTGAGTAGTTATTGTCCCAGCGCTGTAACTACCTATAAAGCTATATTCCCAGCTCCCAGCTCCGGATCCCCATGTCTGGTGGATAAAAATCATCTGTCCGGCGGCGAAACTTGCGTTAGTTGCTGATATTGAAGTGGTTCCGGAAGTTGCAGTACAGGCGCTATCAATAACGGTTTCAGTAGTATTAGTTGAAATTACCAGCGCTCCATCTACGCCGCTGCCGTTGCCTAGGTAATCCATAAGTTATCTCCCTATTATGACAAATATTAGATTTCTGACTGTTCCATCTGTTACATCAACATCAAGACTAAAATTTGCATATTTTGCCGCAGTCGTGGTGTCAAATGTAGTTTGAGTACCTTTAGCAGTTGATGCGGCTAATTGCAAACGATTACCTTGAGTAGACCAGATTGTTGTACCGTCTTTATTGATGTCAAAAGTCATAGTTCCACCAGCTTGAGTACCATCCTGGGCAACTTGCACAATAGCCTCAATTATTGTCATGGCTCGAGTTGCAAATGGGAACTGAAGTTTATTAGTTCCGGAAGAAACCACACCCCTAATTTGAGCTGCTAATGCTATATCTAGTCCGGAGTAACCACCTGAACCCCTAACAAATTGAAGGATGTTATTACTATCCTCATAAATTTCAGCATCCAAGGTGGCACTAGCATTCCTAAATTTCACCTTGCCGGTTGAGTTGACCATATAAACACCACTTTCATGTGCATCCTCTGCGCGATCATTACTGACCATGTTGTCTAGTTTGGCCTCAGTGATGATGTCACCCCCGGTCCATGTTACTGTTGCATAGTTTGCCATTTTATTTCTTCAGGGCTATATAAGCGGACGTAGTAG